CGGGCCAACTCGACCGAAAGCTCGGAACGCACGGCTGCTGCCACCGTGCTGGCGGACGGCGCAGTGACTCCGGCGATGGCGGCTTCGAGGAGGCTTTGATCGGCTGGGTCGGCTGGCAGGTTGTCGGTCTTTGCCTTGATGGCCGATAGCTTGGTCGAGTTGCTGTCCATCTCCTGACGGATCTCCGTGGCTGTCGGTCCGCTGGCGCTGGTTAGTGTGCGGGTGGAGTGGCTCCAGATGTCGCTTGGCGTGACTGATGCCGGCGCGTTGGTGAGCGTGTCCACCGTGCCGCCGGTTGTGGTGCGCGTGGCGGCGCTCCACACGGCATTTGCCACAGAGGCTGCGGTCGGGGCGCTGGTCGGTGCATTGTAGTCTGCCGATGCGAGGCGGCTTGAGATCGTGGCATCGAGGTTGATGAGCTTGCCGCCTGCTCGCTCAAGGTCCGAGCGGATCGCGGCGACGAGGGCGACTTGATCCACATTGCTGTTTCCGATGGCGCCCACGATGGCGTTGAGGATTTGCTGTCCGTCGGCCTCGTTGAGGATGGAGGCCTCGACGGCGGTTGCAATGGCGGTGCGCTCGGCGCTGGTGAGTGAGTAGCCTGTCTTGTCTGCCGCTGCCCAAACTGCCGAGGCGATGTCTCCGGCTGTTGGTGGAGTGCTTGGCGCGGTGTAGGCCGAACCGGCGAGCCTGCTCGACACGGAGGCGTCGAGATTGGAAAGCTCGCTTGTCAGCTCCGTTCTCACCTGTGAAGCGATCTGGCTCGGCGTTGGCACGGTCGGCGCGTTGGTAAGGGTTGTCGCGGTATCGACCAATCCGCCGGTGATCGTGCGGCTTGCCGCGCCCCACACAGCGCTAGCCACGGCAGTCGGATCGAGAACGGCTGTGCCGGTGGTTTGCATCACAGCGCCTGTTCCTGCGGTGGCGCTGTGGGTATTCGGCACCGTGAATGTCACCGATGTGCCGGAAACGACCGAGGCGATGGTGTAGTTGCCGTTCCACTCGGAGTTTGATGCGCCGGTCACGGTGATCGGGTCTCCGACTACAAGCGGATAGCTGTAAGCCAGCGTTGCCGTGGCAGTTGTGCCGCTGCGGGTTGCCGTGAATGGCATCGACGGGCCGTAGTTCACCGAGAGCGCCACCGATCCGCGAGCGGGGACGGTGAGGCGACCGGTCTGTGAGTTGCTGATTCCGTATGCCACGCCGCTGCGGACATCGGTCGGCGCGGCTTGGTTGAGCACGGTCGAATTGTCGGCGGTGTAGAAGCGGACAAACGAATTGGAGTTGATGCCGTTGAGCGCAAATTGCGTGTAAGCGTTTGTTGGCTGGGTTCCTAAAATCAACCGCGCTCCGCCGATTGGATTTGTTCCGTTTGGTGAATAAACAAAAGTCCCGAAAGCATTTACTACGCTTGAGCTAACTCCTCCGACTCCGTTTGCTGCTGTGATGATTCCGTTGTTTGAAAAAAACGATCCCGACGAAACAATAACAGCAGGGCTTCCAACTCCAGCGTCAATAATGCAATTATTGAGTGTTACAACCGTGCTGCTACCATTTTGCCAAATAGCTGTTTGAGAGTTAGAGCTGCCTCCGGAGGCTCCTCCTGTAATAGTTGCAGAGTTGACCGTTAGATTGTTAGTTCCAAAGCAGTATATGGCAGCATTTCCATTTCCCCCCGAAGTGGTTGCTGCGGGGTTTCCAACTATAGTTGATAGATTTCCGTTTATTATTAAAAATCCTGTGCCTGCGGTGACGCCTACAGAAAAATACGAATTGAATACAGAATTAGTAACATTGCCGTTGATTGTTAGCGTCCCTGCTCCAGTTAAGTTGATGCCTCCTCGTAAAATATTTCCGTTTGCGGTGCCGCCAGTTACATTCCCGTTGAAAATTAAGGATGTGCCTGTTCCGCCTGCAAAAGTTAAAGTAGAGGATGTATGATTGCTATAAGTTGCAAGATTTGCGTTGATAGTCAAACCGGAGGCGCTCACCGTGAATCCGCCACCAGCGGCAGCTGTTCCGCCACCAACAAATGTGCCAGCATTTGAGGCATTTGTAATAAGCGCGACATCGACATTGGTGTCGATGGTGACCGTGAAAGTGTTGGAGTAGATATTGTGGCCTTGCCCATTCGGCGGCACTGAGCCGCCTGCCCATGTTGCCCCGGATGACCAGTTGCCTGTTGCGATTGCGCGATAGTTAGCCATGATTAAAGACCTTTCGAGAGGACGAATTTTTGGATGGCCGCCGAGATTTCCGCGACGGCGGTTAAAGTGGGAGCGTCAGCGCCGGAGAGGGAGCCGAGGGCGATGTTGACCGACTGCTCCTGTGCCTGCTCTGGTTCGCCGTTTTCAACCAGTCGCGTTGGGATGAAACGGGCGGCGATGGACGCATCGCTCGATCCATCGGCTAGATATTTTCCGTTGATGGCAAGGTTGAGCGAAAAAAGGTCGAAAGACTTTTCGCCGATGACGATGGGGTTGGTGGCTTTCATGGTGGTGGGTTTTGGGTTTAGGAGTAGGAAAGTGTTTCTTTGGAAGACCACGCGCCGGTGGCGCTGGCTTCTTGTGAGGTTGTTCCTGAGGCGTTGAAAATTGTCCTTGAGATTTCCCAATTCGGGCTGTCATACACCGAGCCGGTGGACGGGAAGTCCGAATAAAGGAGAAAGCCGAGGAAGGTGATGGTGCCATCGGCGGAGAGGTCGAAGGCCCAGACGCGATCGGGGGCGTCTTTGGTTCCGGCCAATTTGTAGACTTCGCCGGTGGAGGGGTTGCGCGTGTAGAGTCGGCGGTCGGCGTGGTTCACGCAAATCTCGCCGAGGGCGAGGTCGGTCGTGCTCGGGATGCGCCCGGTGACCGTGCTGCGTTTTGGGATGATTTGTGGGTTTGCCATGTGGCGGTTTTTGTTTTGCGGAGTTTTGACCCCCCGCGTGGCGAGGCGCTATTTGAGCGCCCCGCCGGGGTTGGGTTAGGGACTAGTAGCTGCCTCCATCGATGGACTGCTCGAGGCTGGACAGTCTCGACTCGATGTCAGCCACATCGGCTTCGACTGCGTCCAGGCGGCTGTCGGCGCTGGCTCCTTCGAGGGCCGTGATGCGGTTCGAGAGCGAGGTGTCGGCTGTCGCGCGAGTCGAGCTTTCGGCGTCCAGATTGCTCTGAACTGCGGCGATGTCGGACTCGAGGCCGGACACATCCGAAGCGCGGGCAGCGGCTTCGGCGGAGACTGCGGCGATGCGAGCGGACTCTTCAGCAACGATATCGGCCTCGGCTGCGGTGACGCGGGTGGTCAGCGCGGAGAGGTCGCTCGAGACACCATTGATCGAGGTCTGGAGGCCGGAGTCGCCAGCGATGCGGGCGGTCTCTTCGGCGGCGATGTCGTCGTTGATCGAGGAGATTGCGGATGCCAGGGCGTTGTCGTTCGTGAGATCGACCGAGTTGATCAAGCTGACGATTTCCGCGAAGCTGTCCTTATCAGCCTGTGAGGCAGAAAGGATCGCATCGATGCGGCCTTTTTCCGTGGTGATCTTGCCGTCCAAAGCGGTGTCGGCTGCTTCCAAATTGGAAACGGCTGAGCTGATCGCGGACTGGCGGGCGGATGTCTCGGCAGCGATGTCGTCGGCGAGGTCGCTCTCGGCACCTTGAGCGCGGGAGATTTCGGCATTGAGGTTCGAGGTGAGAGTTGTGTCGGCTGCTTCGCGGGCGGATTGCTCGCTCGAAACGGCGCTGTCAACATAGGTCTTCTTGGCGAAGACATGCTCGCCGCCGATGGCGAGAACGCCTTCGGCTGTGCCGATGAAGAGTGACTTGTTCAGCGTGTCGAATGCGACTTCACCAGTCTGCAAGGAGACGGGAGCGCCTGAACCGCGTTTGATTTTGATGATTGGATTGGCCATGGCTAATTAGGTGGTGGTGGTGGTTTTGGTTGGGCTGTTCGTGGGTGGGTGAGTTGTCAAAAATTGCCCGCGTCGATCACGGGGATCATGAGTGCGTAGGCGCTCGCGGTGGTGCTCCAGCGGTAGGGCATGCCTTCGTCAAGGGCCATGTAGAGGCGGTCGGGTTTCCCGACGCTCGGAAAGCTCGAGCGGCTCGGGTATTCGACGACGCTCGGCGGGAGGGTGAGTTCGAACGAGGAGAGATCGAGCGTCTGCGTGATGTTGCTCTCGGTGATTGTCGTCATGTGTAGGAGAGCGATGTGCGGTTAGCCCACGAGCCGACGGCGGTGGCGGTGGCGAGGATTTGGCCTGCGGCGTTGAGGGTGCTGCGGCGAATGGTCCAGCTTGTGGCGGTCTCTGGGAGTGCTGGCGCGGCGGGGCGGTCGGCATTGAGGAGGCGGCCGCTGTAGGTGGTGAGGCCGTTGGCGGATTGGTCGAAGGCGAAGAGGTAGAGGGTGGGGTCGATCGGGCGCTGGACGGTGCGCAGGCCGAGGGCGGTGCAGGAGATTTGCATTCCGCTGGCGGGCGGCTCGTCGAATGTGATGGTGCCGGTGGCTTCGCTGACCGTGTAGTCGGTGGCGGGGGTTTGCACGACGCCGTTGAGGGCGACGAGGACATGCTCGGGATCGCTGCTGACGAGGCCGTCGATCGGGAAGGTGGTGGCAACGCCGGTGCCGACGCGGACCGTTGTGTTGATCGAGAGGCCAGGGGCGCTGGCGATGATGAAATCCGACAGGCCGGTGATCTCGGTGGCGGCGTGGGTGTGGATCGTGTCGGCTTTTGAAAGATCGACCCAGACCTTGAATGCGGGGGAGGCGGAGGGATCGAAGGCGGCCCAGTAGCTTCCGGGCGGTGGATATCCGGGGTTCGGCTCTCCGATGCGGATGTAGAGTTCGCCGTTGTAGCTGACGACTTGCCCAGGGGAGTAGTCCGCGCCGTTGTTGTAGGCGCCTTGGTAATCGACGGGCTCGGGCTGGAGGGCGGTGTCGGCCTTGGCTCCTTGGGCGGCGGTGGCTTTGCCGTCGATCTGCGTCTGGAGACTGCCGATGCTGGCGGCTGCTTCGGCGATGGAGTCGAGCGAGGCTGGGTCCAGATTCGCTGCTAGATAATCAATCCGCGTCGAGAGCGCGGCATCTCCGGCGATGCGTGCATTTTGCTCCGTCGTGAGATCGGCGGTGCGGGCGATGGTGGCGGCGAGGCGGGCGTCGGGCAGCGTGCCGGTGGTGAGCAGCGAGGCGTCGGTGGTGGGAGGCGCGGCGGCGACGACAGCGGCCGCGAAGTCGGTGATCTTGCTGGAAAGGTGTGGCGCGGGCGGGAACTCGGTGGGCTTGCCGGTGATGGCGTCCCAGGTCGTCGCCAAAGTGGTGACAACGCCATCCGCGTCGATGGTGGCAAAGTCTCCGTTCGGCAGGAGGTAAAGCCGCTTGCCGGAGGCGGGAACCTGTGGCGCGCTTCCAGCGATGCCGAAATTGATGAAACGGACGAGATTGCTCATGGTGCGGTCGGGGCGGCCATGAAGCCGATTCCGTTGTTGCTGCTTTGCGCGAGAAAGGCTTGGCGGGTTCGGAGGGGGGTCATCCACTTGTCGTTGTCGGTGCCTGCTTCGGCTTCGGCTTGGGTGGCTTTGCCGTCGGGAACGGCGGCGGGGGTGCCTTCGGTGCCGATGATGACGGAGTTTTGAATCTCGACCTGGAGGGTCGCCGTGCGGAGGGCTTGGGCGGGAGCAGTCCACTTGACCTCGAGGTAGGCGGCGATGCTGTCGGGGGACGAGGAGAAGGCGGCCTCGACCGGCTGGGTATTGAGATCGAGGATGGTTTGGCCGTGGGCCGCCAGAGCGAGAAAGTTGGCGTCGGAGAACGAGGACTTGAGCGCGACGGTGGCCTGCGTGCCGGGGATCGCGGAGATGGCTACGCCGTTTTCAACGAAAATGACCTCGATCGGCACTTGGTCGCGGCGCTTGAGCACGAGCGTCTGGAGCGCGACATTCGACGCGGCGGACTTCACGAAGCGCCGGGCTTTTTGGTCGAGGAAGAGTTTCATGCCGCTCGAGCGAGCGGCGGGTGTCAAATCGGGCGGCTCTCCGAGCGTCTCCTAATGCGGAGAGCGGAAGGCGGAGGGCGGAAAGATGCGGTCACTCCCTACCCGTCTTCTCTTCTGCGATAGTAGTAATTCTGCATTTCCAAAATTAAGCCAGGGTGGGCATATGAGGTGAATTCGAGTAATCCGTTATGCCCAATTTTAATATGCTTTTCGGAGTCGAGTGTAGATAATGCCTGCGTTCTTATGCAGTAACCCCTGTTTTTAAACTCGCCATGCCATTCGTGAAAACATTTCATAGGAACTGCGCCTAGAGAAATGGAGGAGTAGCTTTTAGCCCATTCCAGAAACGGCCTTCGATTAGACCCTAGCAATGACCAAACGTAATCCCACATTTCACCTCTTACTAAGAGGACACTCATCAAGGAGTCGGCACCGCCCGTAATGGAATATTGAAATAGCCCTGCACCTCGCTCCCATAGCTTGCGCCTCATGGCCCAAGCAAGTCCCGGATGAGTATCCCATTTGGAAGTGCACTCCTTCTTAAATCCTACTGAAGGGCGATTCATAAAAATGGATCCATCCTTGTCTGTGAGGTAGGCATGTTCAAACATTTGAACTATTTCATAGTTCTCAAGCGCCTTCTCTGTGGCATTGGCCCAATCCGGCCTATCGAACCATACATCGGCATCAACCCACGCTATGTTATCATACTTTGCTGGCACCATTTTTTCGGCAATATTCAGCGCCCTTTCTTTTTGCCACATAATCTGGTTGCAGTTGGCTTCAATCTGAACCCAATTTTCAACTCCTGTAGTGATAGGCATATGTCCTTCGGCATAAATTTCCACCCCATATACAGGGACCCCATCGCGCTTCATTTGACGTAGAAAGCGCCAAAGATTTTGTCGAGGGCGATCATACCCTGCAAAATTGTAGTGGCATGTTACTATTGCGAGCATTATTGGGCACTCCACTTAGGGGGGGCAAGTGGACAGGTGCTGGTAGCCATTCGTAATTTCGCTTGGGTGCTGCAACCGCATTCTGAACACTTTCCTGTTCCCCCAAATCCTGTGGCATCCCAGAACTCACACCCCCTGCAAATGGCCAACCGCGCTTCCAGAGTTTCTGCGGAAGCCATGGCAAAACCAGCCTTAGCCCATCCAACAACACTTAAACCGAGGCTCTTGGCCTTCTGCGCGAGTGTTGGCTCCGTAGGTGTAACCACCCGGCCCCCTAGAACCCCATTTGCAAAATCCGCATCAGCCCGAGTGATTTGACGAGTTTTATTGACGGTATCGAATTGGGGGCGATCATTAAGCTCAAGGATTTCTTCCCCATTGCCTAATATATTGATTTGTGGGACCCCCCCCAGAACTATGTTCCACTTGTCTCCTGAGCGAACCCAGACATTAAACCGTTCGGCTCGCTCTATTGGAAACTCGGCGATAAACAGGCTCTGTAGTCTATCGCCTTGCGAAGCAGTGACGTTTGTTTTGGATATAGACTTAGGGACGTTGTCGTAAATGACGACTTGGATGTCTTGGGCGTTCGGCACGAGCGATGTCGGTATATCTAAACGGATTTTAGTTTGCATATTGCATAGTAAAAGGAGGGGTATCTATTTGGCTTTTATTCGAAGGATGGTATCCCAGTCCGGGGGTAAGAATCGCCAGAATGTTTTTGTGGGCAAAAGCCCCATAAAGAGTGTCCACACTAAGGTATTCTCGGCCTTCGATAAGATCAATCATCCGGGCGACTCCTGCGCGGCTATACCACATGAAGAAAGACCCGGGAGGAGATATTTTAACTAACGCGGCCCCCGCCCCCTTGATTGGAGTAGCGTGAACTGCTTCATCCCAATCGACTCTTTTTCCGTGAATTGTGTTATTGAGGATTTGCCAGCCATACATCCTTCTCGGTTCGACGAACCCATTGCAGATGATAGCCTCGATTTGAGGCGAGTGTCGTCTGGCTAGAGATATGCGCTCTTCGAGCTTATCCGCTCCATCTAATGGAACGGCGTCATCTTCAAAGACAACCACCCCATCTTCCGTAAGATCGTGCTCAATAGATTTTAGCAAATACTTATGGGAAAGAGAGCAACCCATGATCCCGCTTAGAGAATAGCGGTGATTGCCGAATGTTCCATAGGGGGAGAACGACAACTTTTCCAGCTCCCGACGACCACGATCCAAGTCCGAATTCGGAATTGTGTGTTTGTCTACCGCGTCGAAATATTCCACCCTAAAGCCGAGGCCCTTCACCCACATCGCATCAAATTCTTTACGTCGAAGGACACTTCTTTTTAAGTTGATGCAAAATAGCCTGATTGCCATATATTCAGAACTATGAGCAGCACGCGCAAACTTCTATTATGACGGTTTCACACCCATTCCAAGCCTCCTCTTCTTCATATTCATTGCACAACCCAAGTCTTTCTCGCGTTCCTGGGCAGCAATCGGGGGATTCTCCATAGTTAGTCTGTGTCCAACTACCGCAAAAACACGCGGGGTCATATTGAGGCTGCCAAAGATGCTCAGGATACTGACAATCATTCCTGCAACCGCAACATCCGCACGATACCGCGCGGAGGCCGCCGTCGGTTTTGATTTTGATCTTGTTGTCGGAAGTGCGGCCTAGGGTCATTAACATTGCTCCGTGGCGAGCCAGGTTAGCGCGCCGCCCACCGCGCCGAGGACATGGGTGCCGCTGCTCGGAGCGGCGGGGATTTTGAGTTTGCGCTGAGCGTGGCCGCCTTTTCCGGTGGTGGTCTCGATGAGCGATTCGTCGGCATCGAGAGTCGCAAAAACAAAGTTTTTATCCAAGTCGCTCGCTTTAAGCTGATATGGGTATCCGCCAGTCGCAGGATCTCCGCCGCTCTGCGCTTTTTCCTGGAATGAGACTGGCGGGTCGGCGGCCATCAGATTTTAGTGAAAACGAAGGGCGTGCTGGTGATCGACTCTCCAACCGCTTGGAACGAAGCCGTGTATTCTAGAAATTGCCCGTAATCAACACTTTCGCATCGAGTTAGATTTAATGAAATACCATGGGGCTTTGCTGTAAAGTCTCCACTGCAAAAATCTTGATCAATATCGAAAATGACTATGGATGTTTGCCCATCTCCGCCCATGGCGGGCTTATAGTATCTAGCGGTTATTCCTCGACCAAGCAATTCTTGCAAATGGGTTATTGATAATTGATTTGTAATTAGCTCTCCGGTTAGGGTGTGGATAGTGATCTGCGAAGATGGTGGCAACAGCGAAAGATTGCTCCCCTTGGCAGCAACAAAGAAAACAGTAATGTCGTCGGCCAAGACATCTATTGATTCCGTCATGGTGTATGAAACCGTGCTAGAACCACCTTCATCACTTTCACTTCCATCACTAAAAGGGTCTAGTATGCCGTTCACGCTCCCCGTTATGTTTAAAGTCATCGCGCGCTTTTGGCGCGAAATGTGCTGGCCTGTCCTCCAGCGACCGTAGGCCGTGACGGTGCAGCGCATGAATCCGTCCCCGGTGTCTTGGTAGTCAGGGGCTGGGAAGATGTAGGCGCCATCGATGCACGGCTGCGAGTCAGTGATGGCGTCGCCTTCCTCGAAGGCGTCGTAGGTAGCCAAGGCTTTCGGCGCGATGTAGGTCTGCTGGATGAGGCAGAGGCCGCTGGAGAAGGTCTTCGTGAGGCGGTCGCCCTGCTTGATCCATGGGCTGGCGGCGGATTTGCGGTAGATGATTTGTGGCATGGTGGCTAGGCGGCGAGTGCGGCGACGGGGAGGCGGGGTTCGATTTTTTCGAGGAGGGTTTTGATTTCGCCGACGAGGGAGTCGAGGCCGCCGGATTTTTTGTCGGAGCCACTGGCTTGGGAGGCGGTTTGACCGGATTGTCCGGGACGGTCTACGGCGGTGCCTTTTTTGGCAAATTTTTCGCGGAAGGATGCGTTGGCTTCAGCTTGGCGATCTTTAAGAGACTTAGGCGCCACATCCGAAGAAGCAACGGCGGTGTCTTTTTTGGCGAAGCTGTCGCGGAAAGATTGCTGGCCTGCGGCGACGCGCTGCCTAAATGGCAGGGCGGCGAATTCCTCGGCGGCTTGCTTGTCGGCGGCTTTTTGGGCGATGCTTTCCTCTTTGCGGGCGATGCGACCGGCGGCGCGCTCGGCTCCGGCAAAGTCTCCCCGATCGATCGCGTCTTGGGCGGCTTTAGTGTTCTTGCCGCCTTTATCGACCGCATCTTTGGCGCGGGCGTCTTCGATGCTTTTGAAGAGCTTGGCGGATTCGGAGAGTTCTTTTTTAATGTTCCCTGCCGAGCCTTCGGCTTTGGAAAAGGATTTGGCGACCTCCTCGGCATCCCCTGCGGCGCCTTTGGTTTTCGTGGCGGTGGCATCGGCGGCGATGGTGGATTTCTCGAATTCCTCGCGGAGCTTCTTGCCGGACTCGGTAACGGCGGCTAATTTCTCGGAGGCGACGGTGGTGGATTCTTTCGCGCCGAAAAAGTCCTTGTCGCTCTTCTCGAGGGTGTTCACGAGCTTGCCGAATTCATCTTTGGCGCGGATCGATCCGTCGACGATCTTCG